ATGAAAGTAGAAAAATTCAAGGTGTTGCTCTACCTGAAAAAGAGCGGTCTTGATAAATTCGGAAAGGCTCCGATAATGGGGCGAATAACGGTAAATAACACGATGGCGCAATTTAGCTGCAAGCTGTCATGTACTCCGGAGTTATGGAATCCAAGAGAAAGCCGACTGAATGGAAAGAGTAAAGAGGCCGTTGATATTAATGCGAAAATTGACCGGCTCTTGCTTTCGGTCAATTCTGCATTTGATTCACTTGTTGAACGTAAGATTGATTTTGATGCGGTAGCTGTAAAAGAGCTTTTGCAGGGAAGTGTGGAAACCCAGATGACTTTGTTGAAACGGCTTGATATGCATATAGAGGATATGCGTTCAAGAATCGGTATTGATGTGGCAAAAACTTCTATGTTAACATATGTTTACACCCGCAGGTATCTTGGCGAATATATTCAAAAACGATTTAAGACATGTGATGTCGCTTTTGGGCAATTGAATGAACATATACCTTGGGAGTTTCAGGATTATATACTGAAGGACAAGGGACTTGCGGTAGATACGGCAAGACATTATCTGGCCATCCTGAAGAAAATTTGCCGGATGGCATTCAAGGAAGGGCATGCAGAGAAGCGTTATTTTGTGAATTTCAAACTACCCCAAGAGCACCGTAAACCACCACGGGCTTTGACCCGCGAAGATTTTGAGAAGATCCGTGATGTCGTAATACCACCAGAAAGAGTCACCCATAACATAGCCAGAGATTTATTCCTCTTCGCCTGTTATACAGGAGTCCCCTATGCGGATGCGGTTTCAATTACCCGAGAGAATATATATAAGGATGATAAGGGCGATTTGTGGTTAAAGTATCTGAGAAAGAAAAATGATTATCAGGCACGCGTCAAATTGCTGCCGGAGGCTATCGCTCTAATAGAAAAATATCGTTCGGATGAAAGGGAAGAGCTTTTCCCGATGATACACCATCCCAATATGCGACGGCACATGAAAGGTTTGCGTGATTTGGCTGGCATAAGCTGTGATTTGGTCTATCACATGGGAAGACATACCTTCGGAAGTTTGATAACCCTTGAGGCCGGTGTGCCTATTGAAACAATCAGCAAAATGTTGGGCCATACCAATCTGACCACGACACAGCTTTATGCAAGGGTAACTCCTAAAAAACTTTTCGAGGATATGGACAAATTCATCGAGGCAACGAGTGATATGAAGTTGGTATTATAAAATCAAAAAAGAAAGAATCATGAGAAGTACATATAAGCAACTGTATTATATAAACCGCAGTAAAGTCAAATCTGACGGGACCACATCAATCATGTGTCGTATTACAATAGACGGAAAGGCTGTTGCATTATCAACCGGGTTATATTGCCAGCCGGAAGAGTGGAACAGCAAGAAAGGAGAAGTCAAAAACAACAGACTGAATGGAATGCTTTGTGAATATAAGAAACGCGTAGATGAAACTTATGCTGAACTGTTGAAAGTAAACGGTGTTATCAGTGCTGAACTGCTGAAAACAGCCATGACAGGAACTGCCGACATCCCGAAGTATATATTACAAGCAGGGGAAGTGGAACGGGAAAATCTGAAAATCCGTTCTATTCAAATAGATTCAACTTCCAGTTACAGGCAATCAAAAATGTATCATTACTATCTTGGTGAATACATCCGTTCTCTGGGCAAAGAGGACGTGCTTTTTACAGATATTACCGAAGAGTTTGGCATCAATTATATTTTATATCTGAAAACAAATTACCCTCATAAGCCATCATACCGGAACCATTGTCTTTGTTGGCTGAAACGTTTGGTCTATCTAGCTGTAGATAACGGAATCTTGAGGTATAATCCTTTGGATGATATAAAATATGAAAAGAAGGCACCTGCAAAGCTTATGTATATAAGTAAGAATCAGCTTCAAGAGATAATGAGCAACCCGAAACCGGATCCACTACAGGAACTTGCAAGAAGAACCTTTATATTTTCATGTTTTTGCGGTTTGGCTTATGTTGATGTACGTAATCTCTATCCGCATCATATAGGTACAACTGCAGAAGGCCGGAAATATATCAAAACATACCGCAAGAAAACAAGCGTTGAGTCTTTTATACCGTTGCATCCGGTAGCGGAGCAGATAATTTCCTTGTATAATACGACAGATGACAGTAAGCCTATCTTCCCGTTGCCAAGACGTGACATGATTTGGTTTGAAATACATGAGCTGGGATTTTCTCTTCAATTCAAGCATAACCTGTCATACCATCAAAGCCGTCACACCTTTGGTACACTAATGGTTTCTGCCGGGGTTCCCATGGAAAGCATATCAAAGATGATGGGACATACAAATATCAGAACTACACAAGGATACGCAAAAGTTACAGATGACAAGATTTCGGAGGATATGGATAGACTGATAAAAAATAGAATTGATACAAAGATATTTACTCGGTAATATGAAAATCCGTATATTTGTGATAATCAACATTAAAGCGTAATATTTATGGATAAAAAGGTATATTATATAAATATGCATAACAATATTAATAAATTAGCAGCATATAATATTAATATTGAAGGCGATTATTTATGTCCTTTGTGTTTGAAAGCCTATAAAGAACAGGATGTTAGGAATGTACTTACAGAAGAGGATGTTCCGCAGCATTCTTTAGGAGGGAAACGTATAGTTCTTACTTGTAAGAACTGTAATAGTACTTGCGGTTCAGAAATAGATATTCATTTATTAAATGCAATAAAATTGAGAGAACAACATTTATTCCTTCCTGATGAAAAAAGGAAAATACATATTGAAAAGAATGGTAAAATATTAAATGCAGATCTTCAAGTTGATGAAGATAGAACAATCAAATTGTTGGTTAATACCAAAAAGAACAATCCGAAAGTATGGGCTGATTTTCATGATAACATATTACTACCTAATGAATTAGTTAATATTGAAGATTGGCCTTTAAAAAGAGATGAACGTAGAATTTCAGCTGCTCTAATTAAAAATGCTTATTTATTACTTTTTGCAAGAACTGGTTATTCTTTTTTATATGATACATATTATGATGATTTAAGAAAACAAATTTTAGATCCAGATGTATTTCATCTCCCTGATAGATTATGGACTATACAAAATATTTCAATTCCAGATGGCATATATTTGACACAGGATAATAAATATCGTGGATTTTTTGTAATATATACGCTTGAGCTTAAATTTAAATATCGTGTATGTGTTTTAATACCTACTCCTATGATACCATATTTAGCAGTAGCAAAAGAATTAGAAAAAATAGACGCATATAGTCGAATAAAAATATTGAGTTTGCCAGATCTTGATTATTTAAATAATGATGAGGCCATTAAAAGATTAAGAGAATGGTGTTATGGTTGGAGAATGAAATTATAATAATTATAACTTGTCAGTCGCCCGTTCCATCTGCCGTCCATAGAAGTTAGTACAGACTCTATTGAAAGCGAAAAGGTCAGGCGGCTTTGCCGTTTCGGGCAGAATCTTCCTCTTACAGAGCGTATTCAGCCCGAAAACCTTTTCCCTTTCACGTCTGTACAATGGAAGCCGACGGCAGCGGAAACAAGCGACTGACGGAAAAGTCAGAATAAAAAGACAAAAACAGTATATGGATTTGTTCAAATAAGGTCCAATTCTATATGCTGTTTTTTATCATTTTGGAAGGCTATTTTATAGAAACACAAATAAAATGGGCAGGCGGTAAACTGCGCTCCCTCCAGAAAAATCAATTAGATTTTTTAATTATTTGCAAATCGCCTTATATGTAAGCGCTTTTGTGACGCTTCATCATTCATTTGTGTCTTAATGGCTGTAGTATATATTTTACTTTGACGAAACAATATCATCATTATTTATATAAAAGGAATTAGGTGATGAATATTTTAGTAACCTAATGTATAGTTTATAATACTCGATAAGAGCTGATTTTAATTCAACTGTGGAAATTACATTTTTCAGGCAATTTATAGCAATAGACTCTTTAGAATTATATATTCTAATCAGATTAAATAATTTACAATTATATATTTCATTGAGTAATTCTATTAAATTCTCATCTTCAAATATGATAGTTGGATTTGATAATATTTTATCAATTGTTTTTGTGACGACTTTGTACAGTGTATGTATTCCAAATTCATTATAGCCAATAAAATAATTTAATGTTCCATCTTTTTTTCTGAGATATAAAGAATATCTCTGGAAAAATCTAACGAATGAGGGAAAATAATGATGGTGGCACTGGTATTCAATGACTTATGAGGACTTTTGATGAAAGCCTCGCCGATGCAAAAGTGCAAGGAAATGAAAGGTAATGAGGGCGGACGGTTTCTTATCCATTACCCGATAACGAGATAAGTTTATAGGTCGTTGGAGTTTATTTCTACTCTCTGCTACATTCCGCATAACAATGTGCAACTCGCTGATAACTAATTTTGTAACCAAAAAAGATTAGATTATGCGAAGTACATTTAAGGTGCTGTTCTATGTGAACGGAAGCAAAGAGAAAAACGGTATTGTCCCCATTATGGGGCGAGTTACAATCAATGGCTCGGTGGCACAATTCAGTTGTAAGCAGAGCATCCACAAAGGCCTATGGGATGTGAAAGGCAATCGGGCAAAAGGCAAGAGCAAGGAATCAAGAGACATCAATTTAGCTTTGGATAACATCAAGGCTCAAATCATCAAGCATTATCAACGCATTTCGGATAGAGAAGCCTATGTAACTGCCGAAATGGTACGCAATGCCTATCAAGGTATCGGAACGGAATATGAAACATTGCTCGGTGCTTTTGATAAAGACAACGATAGTTTCAAGAAACGTATCGGCATAGACCGTGCAGCAAGTTCCTACAAGGTGCGTGTAAGGTCACGAAATCATTTGGCTGCATTCATCAAGAAGTGCTACAAGCGCAGTGATATATCTATGCTTGAACTTACTCCCGATTTTATCAAGGAGTATGAAATCTATCTCTCTACCGATGCAGGACTGCACAATGGCAGCGTATGGTCGCATTGTATGTGGCTGAAAACAATCGTGTCAAAGGCTCATTACAATGGACTGACACCGAGAAATCCGTTTGCTCAGTATCGAGTAAATCAGAATATTAAGGAGAGGCAATATCTTACAGAAGATGAAATCAAGGCTGTAATGACACATGAGTTTGCGGATAAGAAATTGGCTTATATCCGAGACTTGTTCGTGTTTGCAAGTTTCACTGCCTTGTCATTCGTGGATATTAAGGAACTGACCACCGATGATATTGTAGAAATAAACGGTGAGAAGTGGATTCTATCCAAGCGACACAAGACAAAGGTCAATTTCCAAGTGAAGTTGTTGGATATTCCATTACAGATAATCAAGCGATATGAGAGATTTCAAGAGGACAAACTCGTATTCCCAAATCTCAACTATTGGAATATCTGTAAACCGCTGAAAAAGATGATAAAAGAGTGCGATATCTCAAAGGATATTTCCTTCCACTGCACTCGCCATGGGTTTGCGACATTGGCTCTCAGTAAGGGTGTTCCCATTGAGAGTGTGAGCCGAGTATTAGGGCATACGAATATTACCACGACACAGCGATATGCGAAGATTACCACCGAGAAAATAGACAAGGATTTGACGATGTTCGGCAACAGACTTAATCAATCTTTTAGTGAAATTTCAATAGCAATGTAACTATGGAACGAGCAATTATAACAATCAGCGAAAATGGCAAGGTAAATATTCCAAGCGGTAATGTTTGGATGTCCGAAATGGAATTGGTGGAGTTGTTCGGGATATTAGCCTCGACACTCCGAGCTGCCATAAAAGCGATATACAAGAGTGGAATACTTTGCCCTGCAACCACTCAACGATGTGATTTGGCAACGCCTAAAAATTGGGCTACATTCTACAACCTTGAAGTGGTCATTGCTCTTGCATTCAGGTTGAACACTTATGAGGCAAGCAAGATAAGGCAAAAGGTGTTGGAGAGTTTATGCCAGCGAAAAGAGAAATGGATTAGTATGTATATTCCGACAGGGCACATCAATCAATATCGTAATTGAAGAAAAGATTTTTCCTCGTAATACGACTTATATTCAATAGAAAGATGTATCTTTGCTTCCGAAAAACTGTCACACGTGACACAAATTCGTAGAATATGATTATAGACAGAAAGACCTATATTGAAAAACTCCAGCGGTCTAAAGGAAATGGACTTATCAAAATTATTACAGGATTGCGCCGTTCTGGAAAGTCGTTTCTCTTGAAGAAGCTGTTCCGTCAACATCTGCTTGACGATGGTGTAAAAGAAGACCATATCCTTATCATTGACATGGAAAGCCGAAAGAACAAGGCGTTCAAAGACCCTGACTATCTGTTAGATTGGGTGGAAAGCAAGATGTTGGATGACTCCACCTATTATATCATCATTGATGAGGTGCAGGAGGTGGAGAATTTCGTGGAAGTACTGTCCACCTTATCTGTAACCGAGGGTACGGATGTATATGTAACAGGCTCCAATTCCCGATTTCTTTCATCGGATGTCGTCACCGAATTTCGTGGAAGAGGCGATGAAATCCACGTATGGCCATTGTCGTTCAAGGAATTTATGTCTGTGTATGAGAGTAGTAAAGAAGACGGTTGGGCAGAGTATCTGATGTATGGAGGACTTCCACAATTGCTTACACAGGATGGTGATGAGAAGAAAACGGACTTCCTGCGTCATCTGTATCGCACCGTGTATCTGCGTGACATATATGAACGGAACAGCATCGAACTGAAACCTGAGTTTGAAGAACTTTCCAAGACACTTGCTTCCAGTATAGGAGCACCCGTCAATGCGTCTAATATTGCCAACACATTCAAGTCGGTCAGCAAGGTGCAGGACATTTCAGACAAAACCGTTTCCACCTATATGGGATATATGCAGGATGCCTTTTTGATAGAGAAATCCGAAAGGTATGACATCAAGGGTCGCAAATATATCGGGTCGTTATACAAATGCTATTATCAAGATATAGGTCTTCGGAATGCCATTCTTTCGTTCCGACAGAATGAGCCAACCCACCTGATGGAGAACGTGATTTACAACGAAATGCGTCAACGTGGCTGGTTGGTGGATGTGGGCAACATCTATCATCGTATCCGCAATGCCGAGGGACAGCAGCAACGAGTGACATTGGAAGTCGATTTTGTTTGTAACAAAGGCAGTGAACGGATTTATATCCAATCGGCTTGGCGTATGCCGGACGAGGAGAAGATGGAACAGGAAAAGCGTTCGTTGCGGTTGGTGGGAGATTCATTCCGAAAACTCCTGATTGTGGGTGAGCATACCAAATCGTGGAGTGACGAAAGCGGTATTCAGACGATGAGTATCTACGATTTCTTGCTTGATAGAGGAAGTACGGAAAGAATATAGTTGAAATAATGAGACCTGCTATTCTCACGAACGGCAGGTCTCAATCGTCTTATATGTAAATATCTATCAAGGGAATGATAGAATTTCTTTTATAGAACTGAATCCTCCAATATAAAGTGTTCAGTAATTACCGATTATGTTTTTAATAAACTTTCGTACCGTCTATAGTGACTGAAAGTTTATCCTTAGTCATATAGTTCTTATTACCCCATACATTAGTACCAAGTTCCGCACCATCTACAGCTGGCGATTTAGCTTCAGTTGTACTAAATCCGTTTACTGTTGTATTATTGATAGTCAATGAATATCGTTTGCCATAAGTGTTACCAGTTTCAATTGCAGCCTTGTTCTCTACACCACCATTATCATTGAAAACACAAGTGTTAGTAGTAAGGTCTGAACCTGTTTCTCCATTACCATCTACATAGATAGACTTACCAGAACAATTAAATTCGCATTTTTCATAAGTCGCTGACGACGTTCCATACAACCAACAATTATAAGCATCACCTGTTACATTGAATTTACAATTAGTGAATTTAGCATTAGTCTCATATACATAATAGGTACCATTGATTGTACAATTCTCATAAGAGGTACTTGCTGTATGAGCCATACCTGCAAAAGTTGCAGTACTTCTGGTGATAGTCATATTTTTGAAAGCGAAAGTACCACCATTTCCGTTAACATACTGATTATATCCTTGTGTACTATAATCAAAAACAGTATTTTCACCAGAACCAATAAATGTAAGGGTTTTCCCAGCTATCTCAGTGAGTTGAGTCGCATTGTAAGTGCCATCAACCAAGTTGATAGTAGTTACACCCTTCTGAAGAGCAGTTTTAATACCATTGTTGGTTGAAGCAATATAATTGTCACTGGCATCTTTGACAAGTCCTTCTGCTATTACTGAAACGTTACCGTTTAAATTAACTGTTTGATTCTCATCGTTAGCAATAATATGGGTATTTACATCTTTACCGAGAGTATTGTTGTTAATGTTTGCAGTATAGTTGGCACCAGGATAAACACTTGAACCCAACTCAACAAAGTTCTCAGAATTATTGACAATATTATTTGAGAATGTAGCGGCATTTCCATCCTGTGCAACATATTTCAAAGTGTAATCCTTAGCAGTTGTAAATGTACAATTCTCTACAGTCATATTCACATCTCCGTAGATTTGCATAGCGCGAGCACTTGAATGATTCTCTTTTCCTTCAAATGTACAGTTGTTAAATGATAAATTCATCAAATTATCGCCTGTCCACCAAGTCATTACGCCTGTTTCCTTACCTGAAGTTCCTGCAACAATAAATGCACAATCTTCGAAAGAAAGATTACCTCCCCAAGCACCAACACAAGGTGCAATATTTTGTGATGTTCCAATGAACCAACCTGCAGGAGTGACTGAATTGTCAAAAGTAATACCTTTCACCTTAACCGTTGAAGGATTAGCGTTTGATTGGTGATCAAGAGCAGCGATAACAACATTAGGACCTGCTGCTTCAAGGGTAAAGTTCTTGCCCCCCGTAACTTTAACAACCTCAGCATAAGTGCCTGTTGCGATTTTGATTACTTCACCATCTTGAACATTATTGACAGCATCTTGAATGGTTGCATAATATACGCCATTGATATTTACAGGCTGTGCTGTACCATTATTGTATTCACCATCATAAATCGGGTCGATTGTGATATTGAATGTAACATCATCTGTCAAAATCTTACCAATAATGTTAGTACGCCAGTTACGCTGAACTGGAACAGCGTTAAGACCTTCGCTAAAGTTGATATTATTACCACTTTTAGGAGCAAAAGTGAAATCCAAATCTTCCAATGTAGCCTTTGCATAACCTGTTGTAGCATCATTAGCCAATATGTAACTCATTGAAAGGTAAACATAATTCTCCTTTGTGCCGTCCTTATTTAAATCAACATTCAACGTTTCAGAAGCCGTGAACTGTGCAGGGATAATACCAAGACCATACTCGACAGTTTGTTCTCCTTTAACTTCACCTGTAAGCAAATTGATAGATGTTGCAGCTTTTTCAATAGTTACCTTTGATTTTTCTATCTCAATTCCTGAAGCAACAGCAGCATCCCAATCAGTCTGATAAACACCTACATTAATCTGAGCAAAAGGACGCTTCAATACAACATCGATTTCAGTATTACCTGTAACAGTAAATGTTTCTGCTTTGAAAAAGGCATCACGAGTTTCATCATTATTCAGACCAACATAATCAACCGTCACATTTTTCAAATCTGTTGTTGTGTAAGCTGTACAATTCGGATTCTGAGCCCAAAAAGCTACTGTATATTGCTGACCTTTTGCTAAAGTAATGGTCACATTTTCAGTAAGACCATTGTCGAAAGCACTATTGTCAACAATCTGTCCATTTACATCTGCATTTGCAATTGTTTCAATGAGTTCACCATTGGCATTATAAACTGCATAAATCAACTTCTTTGCACCTGTACCATCACTGATAGCACGGGTAGCGATACACCCTTCGGCTGCAAGTGAGAACGTCACCTGAGCCTCGTTTCCTGACTGAACCACATCCAGTTCGTCATTCGAACACGATGTTGCGAACAGCATACCAGCTGCTACGAACATACCTAAGAATAATTTCTTGTTCATTTTTTTGATTTTTAAATTTAACAATAAAGTTTACTTGTTTCTGATTTTCTGTTTTTGTAATGTTTGCCACATCCCTTTGAATGTCGCACCCATTGTCGAGGGCTATTCTACGTGAGCAGAACGGGGATTTATCATCAATCGTTGTTGCCTGCACCGATGCAGGGTAAAGGTCTTGGGAACTATCCCTTACCTTTGCGGATTCTGCTTGATTTCTGTTTTCTATTCGGCTTTTAACTCGTTAATTAGGTTATACTTATATGTCAATTCTCTTATTCTGTTGCTGTGAAATTCCCTGCGATGTTGCTTCGTTGATTGGCCTCAATTTCCACCTGTGGAAATTGTATCGTCTTGCTTGCATTGCCATCGGTCAAGATTAGTTCGGCAGTAACCTTTGTTGCTGTGGTCGGAGCAAACAGATAGCCCATAGCGAGGTAGTTATATACCGTTTCATTACCGTCATTATCTTTTACAGAGAATGTTTCGGTTGTGATTTCGCTGAAATTCCAAGTGTAATCGGTTACACCGCTTGCGGTATTGGTAAATGGGTGGAATGTGTCGGGAACATCTTTTGCAGTAAATGATGCCTGCATCGGTGTTCCTGTAGTTCCTACATTGATTTGAGCCAAGGGACGGACAAGTTCAACGGGATAACTGCAATCTCCCGTAATGGTAATGTCTCCCATTGTGGCAAAGAAAGCATCAGCGGCTTCCGCTTGGGTGAATGTTATCGGATTAGGTAGAGCGTTCATTTCGATAGCGGTCAGATCATCTATATTGTAGATGTTCTGATTGCTATCATACGCCCAAAAGATAAAACTGTATGTCTGCTCCTGTGCCAATGTGAGTTGTACATCTGCCGAAGTGCCGTATATTGGGAATGACTTGCGGTCTATTTCGTGATAACTCCAGTTGCCACTGCTGTTGGTATGCACATCTGCAACACCTTTCTTGAATACTCCCACCACGAGGGTATTCACCAGTTCCGCTTTGCCGAATGAACGGGTACGAGTGTCAGTAGGAAGTGTGGCTGTGAAACTTACTCGAACATCACCCACCTCCTGCCAATCATCTGAACAGGATTGTATGCCTACCATCATCAGGGCAAGCACCACCATTATTGATATGTTATGTAGTAGATTCTTCATCGTTTCTATCTGTTAGGGGAAAATCAGGTTATGGTCTCCGTCAAAGTCGGGATTGATGGTTACACCTCCCGATGCCTCCGACATAAGGAACATACCCGTTAATGTGGTATGGTGGCTACGCTTCAACGGCACTTCTATCGGCTCGGTCAATGAAAGTTGTGTACCCTCATTGTCGTAAATACCTATCTGCACTGTTACAGCAGACTTCTTGCCGTTCACAAACACATAGTCAAATCCCATTGAAGCCTCCGATTCGGAGAGTTTCCTCAAGGTGGACTCGAACATCACTCCCGTAGAGGAATCCACAGGCTTGTCGGTGTACATACTGTAAGCGTGAGGCATAAATCCCACATAGTAGAACACCACCTTGTAATCCTCGATGTTTACGGCTCTTGTCGGGGTATCATCCGAAGATGCGGATTTATTCCCATTGGCTTTGGACGCAATACGGGTAGATTCCTTATCTATGAACTCCACCACATCGTTAGTGACGAACTCAAACTTGGCCAAAGGTCGCTGCATCGCCACATTGATCGTATCGGGCAGGCGTTCCATAATGTCCGCTACAAGGGTAATGTTGTTAGAGCCTTTGAAAGCATCTCGGTAGTCATTGTTACCTTTATGGTCGCCTTGCAGTGTGATTTCTGCGAAGTTGTCGGCATTGTGGAAATGGCTGTCGCCACTTGACTGTATCAAATCCGACCATACCATAAAGTTGTAGTTGCCGGGCAGAACATCGAGCGTCACTTCGTGGTTGTAACCCTCTGATATATCCTTCGTAAATATGAATTCCTGTGTATAGTTCGATGTGGTACGCTGTTTCTCCGATACAGGATAAGTGCGGACGATATAGCGTATCTTACCATAATCCTGATGGTTGTCGTATGTCTCACCCAATCCCTGCTCGATAACCGAAGCGCCATCGTAGAGGTGTTCCCATTCAGTCATATCGGTTTCATAGTTCAAACGAAGATGCAGTTTTACAAATTCGGGAGTCTCAGGCCACTCGTGAACATCACAAGCCGACAGAAGCAGTATCGGCATAGATATAATAATGTATAGAATCTTTCTCATCGCTTGCCTCCTTTCTTCTTTAAGTCAAACATATATGAGAACGATACCGCAGCTTGGTCTATACCCCAATAGGTCTTCTTGATACTCTCTATCATCAGACCGTCTTTCGTGTTCGGTGTGTTGTGGAACTTGTCGTAGTGATTTGAATAAACACCTGCTCCGAGAGAGAACTCCACTCTCCAACGGTTATTCTTGCTGATAGGCATACGATAGCCTACACTCACACCTCCACCGATGGCAGGTGTCTCACGGTTATGGTCTTGGTAGCGGTAATCACCATCAAAAGCAAAATTGTAGTATGCCAAGCCGAAGTGTACCCCACCGAAGAATCCGTCATTCTCTTCTGACAGCCAATAGCGGAACTCTGGTTGCAGGGCAAATGTACGGAACTTGATGGTAGATTTGAAGTAGTCCCAAGCCGAATAATAGACAGGAAGCGTAAACGACCAATGCTTTGCCAAATCAATTTCTGCGGCAACATTGGCGATAGCCATTCCCAAGCCTATGGCATTGGTCTTCAAATGGAGTTTGCGACTCCAACCCTCTATTTTGGGGATAACTGTTTCTATAACCGCTGTCGTATCGGGTACAATTTCCACAACTTGAACTATAGGCTCTACTTTAATGGTATCGGGCACGATTACAGGCTCTTGTACGGGTGGTAACTCTTTCTTGTAGGTTACGAATACCGCACAGGCATTTCGCATCTGCTCGAAGAAGAGTTTGTTCATCTGCTGCCATACCTTGCCACCATCCAATGCTCTCAATTTCACGATACGGTTGTCGATGTGCGTATTCGGGTGATGATAGTCCACCAATCGGGCTTCTTCCTCCAAGATGGCAATTACTTCATCCTTGCGGATAAGTCCCGAATCCTCAATCTGTGATTTGAGGTAATCCCACGGTATGTAACTGTCATTATGGGTAATAAGGCTGTCGGGAATATCCACCTCGCTGCGGATGAACTTTTCAAGTGCCGAGAGACGGCCTTGTGCCAATTTGCGGTTGAGTTGATAACTGCCTTCGGGAGAGGCTGCTCCGCAGAAGGATACTTCAATGATATTGATTGTACTGTCTTGACGGATAGTTCGTAGGAACTCCACCATCTCCTGCATACGGACGGCATTGTCCGAATAGGCGGAGTCTATGACAGTACTATTCACACGGAAGTCAATACAGATTTCCGTGTGTCTCTCTTGCGAATGCGCAACACCTACACCAAACAGCAAGAGAATCAGCGTTATACAATATTTCTTAATGCGCATAAATCATATTTTGAGTTCACTTCTCTTTGGAAGAGTGATTTATGCGGCATTTATCTATTGATTACAAGCAGGTTATTTGAATCGCTATTAAAGTATTTTGCTCAACAATCCATATTGACCCTAAACAAAATCAAATTCACGCATAACTTTTTTTAGTGTAATTTGGTTCCATTTGCCGAAAATTGTGTAATTTTGCAGTGGTAATCATTTCTCTTCCAAAGAGATAAGTTTTCTCTTCCAAAGAGACCTTTCATTTGCTCAACAATCCTTCACTTACAGAGATTTCAATATCATACTGTTGGCCTTGTCTATTGCCATTGTATCCAATGATGCAAGATAGATGCGAGTGGTGGCTTCCGAGTCGTGTCCCATACCCTCACTGATAACCGAGAGCGGTACATTCTTGCTCTTGGCAATACTCGCCCAAGCGTGACGGGCAACATACAAGGTAAGCGAAACCGATAATCCCAACTCTTTCCCGATGATTTTCAGACAACGGTTGATGTTATGGGCTGCATAGATGTATTGCTTGCGCTCGTCTATTTCACTGAAAGGCTTGATAATGGGCAATAAGTAGTTGGACTGTGAAGTATCATATTTATCCACAATTTCCTGCATACATTTCTCCCATTTGATGAACAATTGTTGTCCCGTTTTGCGTCTGCGATAGGATAGCACACCATTCTGCAAATCCTTTTTTCGTAGGTATGCCAAATCCACGAATGACATTCCACGAGTGTAAAAACTCATCAGGAACATATCACGGGCAAAATCAAAGGTTGGATTCATCGAAAAATCCATCTCTTTGATTCGCTTGATGGCTTTCAAGGGTACGGCTCGCTTGACGGTCTTATCCACTCCCGTATAGACGTGCTTGAACGGGAATCGCTGAGCCGTCAATTCTTTCTCAACTGCTCGATTATAAACTGCTCTGAGATTACGCATATAGAATGATGATGAGTTGGGGCTTACTCCATTATTCTTCAGATAGGCTTCGTATGCCATCATCATATCGGAGTCCATATCGTCCAATGGCACATCCCTGTCCTCGCGGAAGCGTCTGAAACTACAAAGGGTCGCAGCATATGTTTCCGATGTGCGGATTTTACCCAGTGTTTTCAGATTGGCAATAACGCCCTCCATAAATGGGAAGAGAAAATTTTCGGGGTTGTCCGATGCAAATTCCGCTATCACATCATCAGCAGTATAATCACAACCGCTATGCTCAAAATCGGCAATGACCTTTTGGAAATGCTTGACATCCATTCGGATTTTATCGCCAATCTCCGATAGATAGCGTTTTCTATTCTCGTTGAACTTGGGTAATACCACCTCCGATAAGTGGCTGCTCCACTCATAGCCGTAGAGACGGTAGCCCGTCTTTTGCTGACGGGCTACACGATTATGGATTACTTGATAGAAAATTGAGCCTTGTCCGCCATCAACCGTTGATGGGCGGAACTTAATCTTTACTGTTGCCATATTACAATCAGGGTTTTGATTTATTATGATTAACTTTACTATTATCCTGCTTGTTTTTAATGGACTTGGCTTTGCTCTCCTGCTCCTTTGCAGCCTGCTCTTTAAGGCGCGCTTGCTCAGCAAGGGCTGCTTGCTTACGAACAGCCTCTTCGTATGTCTCCACATCCTCACGCATCTGTTCAATCTTTTGGGTATCTCTGTTGAGTTCAAAGATGTCCTCCAATGTTGCTATCTGTTCTGCCGAGGCATCGCCTTTCATTTTGATGTAGCGGTATTTGAGGTCGTTATCTATGCGGCCTTGGTTGGGTTTCTCTGATATTATTATCCAAGTAAATAGCCCCAAAATCAGCATCGTTTCTATCACAATAGTCCAAAAGACAAATGGCGTTTCAAAGCCAATTCTATAGTGCTTGAAATTGTGAACACCATCTTCAATGGTTGTCTTCAGCTTCTGAACAAGTGTCTTAACTTCATCTGTTTTTTGCTCTTGGCTGGTCTTAATCTCATTCAATGAGTTTAAGATTTCCGTTGAAGGTTGGGCATTAACGATTACAGATTTCGCGTCTTTTACATTATTATTAAGGATGTTCAAATCCTGAACTACGGCAGCGGCAAACTTCTTTATCTTGGCTTCCGTATATTCAAATCCCTGCTTATTGTTCTCGTTGATGAGAACCTTTAAATCTTGTACTAACTTATCATTAGCACTGTTATCATTAACCGAACTGCTATCGCTTTGCTTAAATTTTTGCAATTCGATTATACCAGCTTCAATTCTTTCCATGCATCCATAGATGCCTTCCATAAACGACTCGTGGTCGTTGTTTTTGATATTCTTATTCATGATTTTCTGAATTTATTGATTATACATTTAGTTATTTACAGTCCGATTCCTCGGCGTTTTTTCTTGTCTTTCTTTCGCTGTTTCTGCCAAGAAGGTACTTGCTCGTCCTCTGGTGGTACATCCGATGGAGTCAATAGGCCTAATCTATTGCTTTCAATAAGGCTATCGGTAACGCTGTAATTTTGCTCTGCTTCTTGCCTTGTCGGTTGCTGTTTAGGCTCAATTTCGGCTTGTATTTTCGGCATATCCCAACTTAATTGAGCGTTAAGTTTTGAATAACTGAATTGCCTGCTCACATCGGAAGCCTTGAAAGTGTAGCCATCTTTGGTGAAACTCAATCCCTCGTTCTTACCCGTCCTACGGTTAATCTTGAAGGTCATTCCAATGCCTTGCTTTTGGAGTTGCTTGCCCAAGTTCCACCAAGTCCGACTATGCTTCAAAGCAGCCTTGACAGTATTGTGAATCTCATACTTCACTCGTTCAGGATCGTGGAGTTTATTCACATTGGTCTTACTCTTATCCTCTGCATATGTCAATCCGTATTTGTCTTTAAGTTTCTTTGTTGCAATCTCATTACGCTTAAAATCGTTCTGCGAAGAGATTACTTTACCATCGTAGTTTATGCGATTATATACCAAATGACAATGCGGATTGTCGGTATTATGATGCCTTGCCAAGAGGTATTGGGTATTCTTAATGCCCATTAGTTCCATATACTCCAATGCGATTTTAGCCATAAACTCATCGGTTAATCGTGGGGCATCTTCGGGCTTAAAACTCAAAGCAATGTGTCCTAACGGTTGCTTAATCTTCGGATTTAAGAGACACTGACAGTTGAAACTATCAATCATCTCCTTGTTTGTGCCGAGCAAAACACCGTCCGATGCAATGATTTCGGCATTGTCTTTTCCCATTACATAGCGTATGCAACCACCAAAGGATTTCCCCTTCTTGATTTTACCTATCATCTGCACCTCCTTTCCGTTGCCTTGTAATCGCTTAAAACCTCCTTCAACTTGACAAGCAGTTCCATTACGATATTCTTTGTCCGATAGAATCCCGTCTGATGCGACAGCTTAGTAAGTTGATTAAGGTTGTTTGCCATACCCGTAAGGTTACGGATTATGGCAGCATCCTCAGTCGAGTGTTTAGCAACGATTCGGGCATCAAAGGCTGCGTCTCGTATGTACTCGGCGAGCGTGCAATTGGCATTCTTGCTTCGGCGGCGTAACATCTCATAGTCAGGCTTTGAAAACTTCACCGTTACAGACTTTGTAAGTCGTTTCAGAGTGCTTACCTGCGGTCTGCCTCTGGGCTTTGTTTTTGTCTTATTCTTTAGCATTGTTTTTACATTTTATTTGATTTTCAAATTGGCTTTTCACAATCTGCGACCATCGGGAGCGGATTGCCTCCACTTGGGAGTGGAGCGAGGTTTTTCGGGTGCAAGGGCGGCTTGTCCGACATTTTTCGGCATCCCGAAAGATAACCTCGCTACACCCCAAGACCGAGGTCTTGCTGCGTCCACCGTCATTGACGGTTTTTAATAGTTCAAACTGCATTTTCTGATTTAGTTGCTGTAATGCAGTCCGTTTAAACTACCGTTGGGCGGTAGGGGGTAGCATTATGGTATGCAGTCCTACTTACATCCCTTTCCAATGCTCGAAATCTTCTGAATAGAGTTCGATGTGATAACGGACGATGTTCTCCAATAGTCCCGACATACTCATTCTATCCTCACCAATTTTGCAAGCGAACTTGTCGAGCATCTTGCGTAACTTACCACTAATGAATACCGGCTTGCGGTCTTCAATCCTGTAAGGTCGCATAAAGGTGTTGCGATACTCCTCCAATGAGAGTTTGCGTTGCTTGCTGCTTACTCTGCGTTGGATAGGTAGGGCTAATGGCTGTTCCTCCACTATATTGGTAGGTAGAACTTCATCAACATCCACTGCAACGGGAGGTGCTGCTTCCGTTTGGGCTTGTTTTAATTCTGATGGAAGAGGATGTGGCTTGATGTTTTCAATTGAGAAATTCTCCAATGCGGCATCAATACTTTTCTTTCGGCCCTCTTCTGTTTGCGAGTTCTGCTCGGGAAAATCCAAGCCTGTCATTTTTTGCAACTCGGCTTTACTCAAAGTTTCTTTTTTACTCATTTTTGGAATGGTTTTATAAGTTAAACATATGGTCTTTGTGCACAATCTTGACCGATTATCTGCTGCAAAGAAAATGTGCATACAATTCTACCACAACTAATTAGGTCTATGTAGGCAATTATGAATTGTATTGCTTTTCAGCGTGATTTGTAAGCAGTGCCGACTGCATAATTCTTCCCAAGTTGAACGGATAGTGATGAATTAAGGCGAAATGCTTAATTGAGGAAATTAAGGACTTAAATACGATAGCGGATAGACGGACTTCCGAAGCGTCGGAAGTTGGTCTATCCGCTATCCTGCTGTCATAGAATTAGCAATTGTCCGTTTCGACTGTTTGATGCAGAAGTTTGGCAGACTGATAGGCATTGGTCTGCCAAACGACAATGAAACAGACAAGATCCGAAACGGGTAGTCGCTTGGGAAGATTCTTATATAATATGGATTACAATGTGATGTATGCTAACAAAAGTAGAATTGAAACACCTATACACATCTAAAAGTGCCACGAACTGTGCCACATACTGCAACAGGCTCACCGTATGATTGAGGTGTGATAACTTATCTATTACTTCGCACCAAGAAAACGAAATAACGATGAAAAGAAAAACAACAATGATGAAGAATATAAAAGGATTAAGTGGTGCTATTTATAACACCGAATATGCAATGATATGTCAGCCTATGACACGTATAGACACATCCATTGCAGTGTGCTTTTTCCTGCTTTTATTTGCAGTGAAGATACGGCAATGGCTAATGGAAATGAAACAAATTATTGCTGTGGGCAGAGTGGAGAATGACGCCAGAGAGTGCCAAATGAACGCCACATACTGCCACATCTTCAAAACGCTTGGATAGGGACTTATACCGACTATATCTTAGCGGAACAAAAGGTTGAAAATATTAAAAACAAATAAAAATAGGAGCGTATGGATTTAATCATTTTTGAGAGAAAGGCATTCGAGGAATTTGCCACAAAGATTGAGCAGTTCATTCTGCGAGTATCAAATTCACCCGTTGTCAAGAACGGGAAGAAAAAGACAAACAATTGGCTTGACCATCAAGATGTTTGTCAGCGATTGAAGATAAGCAAGCGTACATTACAGACCTTGCGTGATAACGGAACACTTGCCTATACCAAAATTGGCAATCGTACATATTATCTACCCGAAGATGTGGATAGCATCATCACTAAGGTGGAGGACAGACGAAAAGAAGCCAAATGGAAAGGGCGAGAAATCTAATCAATGTATAACACTAAAAACATTTGAACTATGTATCAAGAAATGCGAACTAAAGACGATGCGTGGATGCAGTCCATTCACGAGAGTATCGACCAACTATCGGAGATTATTGATAGTATGCCCAAAGACAGAGCAGCCTTACAAAACGATGATGAGTATCTATGCGACAAGGAAGTGGCGTATATGCTTAAAGTCAGCCGAAGGACATTGAGCGAATACCGAAGCAATGGCACATTGCCTTACTATGTCCTCGGTGGCAAAGTCCTATACAAGCGAAGTGAAATTGAGCAGGCATTGAAACGGGAGTACAACGGCAAGCACCTGATGAATAACAGCGGATAAGCACTCTATATTTTTGGAGGGAGTGAAATTTACCGCTTGCCCTATATTCATCTGTTGCAAAATAATAGTGCCCCTATGGATAGAAGCAAGAACAGCATACAAATGGGTTATCAATGTAAGAACCCGTTTGTATGCTGTCAGTTTATCTTTTTCTACATTTTCGTCAGTCGTTCATTCCCGTTGCCGTCTGCATTTTTGAGTACAGACATTGAAAGGGGAAAGGTTTTCGGGCTGAATACTCTTCAAGGAAGGAAGATTCTGACCGAAACGGCTTGCCGCTCCGACCTTTCAACTTTCAAGGGCTATTGTACTACCTTCGCAGACGAGCAAAGGAAAGGGGCGAATGACGGAATCGGGAAACTCATAATATCGCAGATTGATGATAGACCAAATCAAATTTTATCCTGCAATAATGAAAAGTGCACCGCCCTTTTGCTCGTTCATAAAAAAGTTGTACCTTTGTTCCAAGATGAGTTGTACATCAATGCAAATCACGCAAGTATGTAGAAATCAGAACAGTTGCCAACTCATTACCTCGTTCTTGAACTTTCCGCATAAACTTTTTATTCTTAGCGGATTATGAGATTATTCCAAAAATATCGAATATTTTTTTGATATTTCTCCGAAAATAGAAATGTCTACTTTACTAAATTCTTCTATTTTAATATTAGAGTAAATTACATCATTGTTATCTACATTTAATGAATAGTCCTTCACTAAATATAAAATAAAAAATTGCATGTGCTCAGCTAAATATTGAAGATGTATTTTTTGTGCATTTCTTGCTGTTTTAGCTTTCCTTCTTTCTGGTATATATACTAATAGAATATAAAATAATGTACTTGTTATAATACCTATACTACAATCAATTACCAAACTGTTGATTTTCTCTGCCTTAATTAAAGGATAATTTGATTCAAACAGAGGAAATATATCAAATACAATTTGCAATATAAAGACTATGGATATAATATTCAAAAGCCATAAAACAAGACTTAGCCAATTTCTTCTAATAAAAATGATAATGGAATTCTTCATGATACTTTTTTACAAAAGTAAACATTACAAATTTTATGTAAAAATGATAAGAAACATATTTACTCAAAAAAGATTGGCAAAATGATGATCAGCTCCGTAAAGAAATAAATATAGATACGATTAAAAAATATCCACATAAGTTTTTTTATCGAGTATTACATGACAATCTTGTATTTGAAAAGGTTATTGGGATAAAAGGCGGGAACATAAAAAATATGAAAATGGAAAGTTCCGAAAATTAAGTATAAAAGCTGTGTTAGCAAGGTTTATATTATATTCTGATTCTTGCTAACACAGCAAGTTCAAATGAAGTACCATTTCCTCAATAGGGTTATCCAAAACTCATTTATTAAGCCGGTACGCCTCCTTGTAGCCTTTCATCAGTGTCTTTTCTATGTCGGAAGCCCGGTAGAGAATCTTTCCGCCTACTTGCGTGTAAGGCAGAATACCGTTGTTGCGATAGTCCTGCAAGGTCCTCCGGCTTACTTTCAGCAGGTATGCCACTTCCTTGTCTGTCAGCAGTTCATCGCCATATGCAGACGGTTGCCGTTTTTCCAACAACTTTTCAAGCAGGACCAACAGCCTGTCGAAATTCGAGTGGAACGCCTTTACCCACTCGTGGTCCTTTTCTCTGATTTCATTACTCATATGCGTTTGATATTGGGTTATACATTATTCTTGAAATTCTCTCAAATGGTCTTGCCTTTCCAGCGGGCTTCCTTACGCTTTTCCTCTACATTCCCGACCACTCGCTCTACATCGTCAGGACGGTAGTAAGTCCGGTTTCCGATTTTGGTAAAGGCAAGCGTTCCGTTATCCCTCAGAGTCTGCAAGGTCCTCGGGCTGATACGCAACTTGCGGCAGACCTCGTGGTTGTCCATCCATTCCCCTGTTTCCTTTCCGCCGTGTTCACTGCACAGACTTTCCACCCGTTGCACGAACCGATCCAGCTTGGCGGCAATCTCCTCGAAAGTTCTTTTTTCAAAGCTGATGATTTCCATTGTCTTCTTTATTTTCAGTTAAACATATATTCAAAAATCTGGAACAGAACAGTTCTTTTACAGCTGATATTCCATCATGTCTCATCGTCCTATTCTCGACTGGAAATGTGACCGTTTTATCTTGTTTCCACTGCAAATAAAAGCAGTAGAAATCACACTGCAATGGATTTTCAGACCGGTGACGATGCGTTGCCCGGAATGACATCATGTTACATATCAACTGCATACAATGAGCTTTCTTTATAAACAGAATTTGCTTGAACAATCCGGTATGTAGGAATCACTCCGGCAAATCACGGCAGGCAGCACTGACTGTCCTATCGATATTGTGCATAGGGTAACATAATTGCCACGGTATCTCCATTCGCTTGATTCTGTTCACTATACACATTTCCTTTGCTCACGACAATGAGTCAAGGTGCGCACCGAGACCAGTGAGTAAACCGATTAAAATCAAAAATGTATGGTAACAAAAAAGAAATTGACCAAAGAAGAATGGGAGGCTATGACAGGTACGGATATGTCACTCATACTCCCGTCAGATGGCAGTATTGAAACTGCCATGGAATCATCCTTGAATGATACCGGAAATAAAGAACAGACAAAGTCAGTAGAACAAGTAGAAGTTCCATCCGAGACCCGGCAACCGTCAACCGGAAAAGAGGAAGCAGTTCTCTCGTCTCAACGTCGTATAAGCAGCAGGCAGAGGAAACTTTCTCTGGACGAATACCGGAAAGCCTTTCTTCAAGTGCCGAGAATCGAAGACCGCAAACCCGTGTTCGTAAGCGGTGAGGTACGTGACAGGCTGGACGAGTTTGTCCGCAGGTTGGGAGGACGCAAAATGAGTGTTTCCGGACTGCTTGAGAACATCGCCCGGCAGCATCTTGAAATCTATTCGGAAGACTTCGAACAGTGGAGAAAGCTGTGACATTTTCCGGAATGACTGACTTGCTTACTGACTCCAGTCATTACAGTATTCAGACAGTTAGTAGCCGACCTGAGGGAATAACGGACAAAACTTCAGTTTTGGGAGTTAGCGAGGTTATCTTTCGGGCATCCCGAAAACCTCGCTCCACTCCCGAAGAGTGGAGGCAATCCGCTCCCGGTGGTCGCAGATTGTGAGAAAAAGAACTATCAAAAATCAAACAGAGAAAATATGAATGACAGAAAGAAAAACAGACCGAGGGGACGCCCCAAAGTAAGCGGAGTGTGCAAACTCAACAAAGCCGTTACAGTGAAATTCTCCAAGATAGACTATGAGCGGCTATGCCGACGCAGCAGACAGGCTAACCTCACGCTGGCGGAATTTCTCCGCACATCAGCCTTTGAGACGACGATAACGGCCAGGCACTCTGCCGAGGAGACAGCCTTCATACGCAGCCTTACGGGTATGGCGAACAACCTGAACCAGCTAACCCGTCTGTCCCATCAGGCCGGATTCCACCGTACCCAAAAGACGGTGACAGAACTCCTGCAGAAGCTCAAGGAGATTATTGTCCGGTACAGGCACGGAGAAAGGAGACCGTCATGATTGGAAAGATCAAGAAAGGGAAATCCTTCGGCGGCTGTATCCGTTACGTGATGGGCAAGGACAATGCGGAAATCATCGACTCAGACGGTGTATTGCTGGGAAATATCCGGGAAATAACGGACAGTTTCAACTACCAGCGTGAGCTTAATCCGAAGATCAAACAGCCTGTCGGACACATTGCATTGAGCTTCAAGCCGGAGGACAAGGCACTGCTGACGGATGAATTTATGGCTAAAATAGCCTGGGAATACATGGAGCTGATGGGGATAAAAAACACTCAGTTTATTCTGGTAAGGCATCATAACACGGACAACCCGCACTGCCACCTGGTCTATAACCGCATCGGGTATGACGGCAAGGTAATCTCTTCCCAAGGCGATTACAAGCGTAATGAAATTGCCACGAAACTGCTTAAGGACAAGTACGGGCTGACATACGCCGAGGGCAAGGGCAAGACTAACGTGGAGAAACTCCATGCTTCGGAGCGTGTAAAATACGAAATCTTCAATGCCGTCAAGGCAGCTTTGAAGCATTCCAAAACATGGAAAGAGTTCAACGATTACCTGCTTCGCCGGGGCATCAGACTGGAATTTGTAAAGCGTACCAGAGAGATAAAAAGGCCGGAGGACATACAGGGGATCCGGTTCACCAAGGACGGGCAGACCTTCAAGGCTTCACAGATCAGCCGGGAGTTCAGCTTTGCCAGACTGAATGCTCGGCTGGGCTGGAAGCCTTCGGAATCCCGACAGGAATCCGAACGTAAGGTGCAGCAAAGAATACCGGCCGGAGGCCATCTCCTCGAAAGTACAGGCCCTGGACTGTTCAGTCCTACAAACGGTACCGCTCCCGAAGAGCCGTTGCCTCAGGAAGAACTCTTGCGCAGACGCAGGAAAAAGAGACAAAAAAGGAAAGGTTTCGGATTGTAATCCGTCCTTTCCCATTCAAATTATTCATGAATATTAAAATTGCTGGAATATGAAAATGGAAGAATGTATCGAGAGCATCTTCGGATGCCTGGAAAGAATCGAGGACAAAATCAACGGGTTGTCCGTCCCCTCGCCGGAAGGCAACAGCCCGACAGTTAATAATACGCAGGATGAGTCCGTGCTGAATGAAGTCCGGAATGGTCATGAGACATTTCGCAAATTGTTGGCTCGCGTATACGAAGTCCTTGCCGCCATCAAGAACGATATAGTTTCCATGGACAGGAAGAACTCGTCACAGGAAAGACTTGGACAGGTCTTGTCGGAAATGCGTAATGAACAGCGGAAGAACCAGGAGAAAATGGAAACCCTGTTTTGTGAGACCAATGACACAATCAGAAAGAATGCCGTCAAGACAAGCAACATCAACCATCATTTCAGCCTGAGCTTGGAATCCCCGTACATTCTTGGGAGTTTTTCCGTAATGTTCGCGGCAATCGTGGCCCTGTCCGTGGCGCTCTATTTTTCGGCGAGAACAGATAACGAGCAGGCCGATAATGATCTGAAGTACCGTTATGTCAAGATGAAAGGAGAGGCTACCCCCGAACAACTTGTGGAACTTGAGAACCTCTTCGGGCCGAACCGGAACAACGAACGGATAAAACAGATGCGTGAGGACGTGGAAGCCTACGAGGAAGCGGTACGGAGACAGGCCACCCTGACCGAGCAGGCACGGCTGAAAGAACAGGCCGCGAGAGAACTGGACAGCAAGGCGAAGTCCATCAAGAACAAGTCTATTACGGACGAACCTAAAAAGTAAGCCCATGGCTAGTGTAAAAGTGAAATTCAGACCTTCCACCGTAGAGGGAAAGGAAGGAACTATCTATTATCAGATTATCCAGAACCGTGTAATCCGTCAGCTAAAGACGGATTACCGGATATTTACAGATGAATGGAACGAAGCTGGAAGTTGTATCATTGTCGACAGCTCGGAACGAAGCAATCTGCTCCTTTCCTTGCAGGAACGCATGGAATGGGATCTGAAGCGGCTGGACATGATTATCCGACAACTGGATAACCGGAAAAGTACATATACAGCGAATGATATTATAGTTGCCTTTCAAAACAGGGTGGATGAACAGTCATTTTTTAATTTTATGCAGGGCGTCATCAAACAATTAGGATTATTGAACAAAATACGGACATCAGAAACTTATACTGCGGCATTGAACAGTTTCATGAAGTTCCGCTATGGACAAGATATCCTTCTTTGTGAAATTGATAGCGATATGATGATGTTATATGAGGCATGGTTGAAAAGCAAAGGAATCTGTCCCAACACAGTTTCATTTTATATGCGTATTTTGCGTGCCGTGTATAACCGTGCTGTGGAAAAGGAACTGATTGAACAGAAGTACCCGTTTAGACATGTTTATACAGGCATTGACAAGACTGTGAAACGTGCTGTTCCTCTAAAAGTCATCAAATATATCAAGGAACTTGATCTGACATTGAAGCCGCATCTTGATTATGCAAGGGATATGTTCCTTTTTTCGTTCTACACCCGTGGAATGTCATTTGTTGATATGGCATATCTGAGAAAATCGGATTTGAAAAATGGTATTCTGACATATAGGAGAAAAAAGACTAGCCGGCAACTCACCGTTAAATGGGAAAAGTGTATGGGAGAGATTGTAAATAAGTATGAAAGTTATTCTGACATGCAATATCTATTGCCAATAATCACCCGATGTACCGATGAACGGATACAGTACAGAAATGCCATCTCTCGTGTAAACATTGCATTGAAAGAGATAGCCCGTTTAGTCGGTTTGAGTCATCCGTTGAGCATGTACTGTGCAAGACATGCCTGGGCAAGTATCGCTAAAAGCAAAAATATCCCTCTTGCAGTCATTAGTGAAGGTATGGGGCACGATTCAGAAGAAACGACACGCATCTATCTTGCTTCGCTTGACACGAATGTGGTGGATAAGGCGAACGGACTTATTCTGAAAGACTTATAA